GGAAGATGAGCGCAAGCGCGATGAACTGGATGCGAAGATCTCGATGGAAGCGTTGGAGCTTCAGGCGAAGTACGGAACTCAGATCGACGTGGCGCAACTCAAAGCTGAGATCGAGCGTGAGAAGATGACGATCCGTGAACGCGGAGCCACATTAAGACAGATGATGAATAACGCACCACGAGGTGACTAATGATCTTTACAAGACGGGACGTTGAGCTTGGAGAGAAGGCTCGATCCGTCGTCGAGAACGAGACATACAAGGACGCACTTGTTACTGTTCGTAACAGGTACGTCGAGTCTCTTATCAACACGGCGGAGGATGAATCGGCCAAACGCGAAAAGGCGTATATGGCGATCAGGATGCTAGAAGAGGTGGAAGCACAGCTTGTTAGCGTTATGGACAAGGGAAAGTTGGCAAAACAATACCTTGACAAACTAAACCGTAGATAAGGGATAATGTAACCATGAGTGACACCCAAGAAACTGGATCACTATCAGTCAAACAAGCCGCTAACGTATTTGGCGGGCTAATGGAAGCGAACGCTCAACCGGAAGCCGTTGAACAGGAAGTGGTAGAAGAGTCCGAAGCAAATGCAGAGGACGTTGAGGTAGAGGACACGTCGACCGAGGAATTTAGCGAGGACTCGGAATATGACCCCGAAACCAGTCAGGAAGAAACGGACGAAGCGAACGAAGAAGAGAGCGCCCAGACTTACACCGTCAGAGTAGATGGTGAAGAAGTCGAAGTGTCGATCGATGAATTGTTGAGCGGGTATTCGCGGACTCAGGACTATACGCGTAAAACGATGGCACTAGCGGATCAGCGCAAGTCACTGGAAACAGAGCTTGAACAGATCCGGAGCGAACGCGCACAGCTAACGCAGGTTCTTGAGCAAATTGATGTTCAGGACCAAGAGCAAGAGCCAAACTGGGATGCGCTATATCAGCAAGACCCACAGCAATGGCTCATTCAGCGTGAAGTGTGGCGCGAAAGGCAAGAGCGTAAACGCGCACTTGTCGAGGAGAAACAGCGGTTGCTCCAAGCGCAGGAAGCGGACAAACAGCGAATCGTCGCACAGTTTGTTGAGCAAGAACGAGGCAGATTAGCCGAGGTTCTCCCTCAGTGGCGTGATGAGAAAGTAGCGAAGGCAGAGAAGGCGAAAGTGGCCGACTATGCCAAGAAGATCGGATTCACCGATCAGGAGATCGCTCAGTTCTACGATCACCGCGCTGTGACAACGCTCTATAAGGCGATGAAGTTCGATGAGCTTCAAAGCGGTAAACCAAAGGCTAAGAAGCAGGCGACGCCTGTTGCGAAAGCCGGAGCCGCGACAACAACGCCTAAAGGTCGAGATGCCTATCGTAAATCGCAACAACGACTCGCAAAGACAGGCAAGGTCGCAGACGCGGCTAATGCATTTAAACATTTGCTAGGTTAGGAGATTTAACTCATGGCAACTTTTACTACCTATGACGCGGTTGGTATCCGCGAAGAACTGGCTGATGTTATCTACAACATCTCGCCAGAAGAAACTCCGTTCATCTCTAACGTTGGACGTAAGTCTGTTGCGAACACATTGTTTGAGTTCCAGACAGATTCATTGGCTTCAGTCGATACAACTAACGCCGTTGTTGAAGGCGCAGGCGCAACTGCATCTGACGCTTCCGCAACTGCTACTAAGCGGATGCAGAACTACACGCAGATCAGCCGCAAGGTCGTTTCGATCTCTGGAACTGAAGAAGTCGTTAACAAGGCAGGTCGTAACTCTGAATTGAGCTACCAATTGGCTAAGAAGTCATCTGAGTTGAAGCGCGACATGGAAGCAATCCTTACACGCAACCAAGCGGCTGACGCAGGCGATTCCTCAAACGCCCGTAACACTGCATCTTTGGAAGCGTGGCTCCGCACTAACACTAGCCGTTCTACTGCGGGTACAACTGACGGTGCAAACCCAACGTTGTCTGGCACAACTTCTGGCTACCCAAATGCGGCGGCAACAGATGCTTCTAACGACGGACTTCGCGAGTTCACCGAAACTCTTTTGAAGGATGTTATTCAGAGCGTGTGGACAGAAGGTGGCGACCCATCAATCTTGATGGTAGGACCAACTCAGAAGCAGAAGGCATCAACCTTCACAGGTATCGCATCACAGCGTTACATGGCTCCAAACGACGGCCCAACAACAATCATTGGAGCCGCCGATATCTATATTTCAGACTTTGGTAGCGTCTCGATTGTTCCTAACAGATTTCAACGTGACCGTTCTGCGTTCGTTCTCGATCCAGAATACGCGTCAGTGAACTACCTCCGTGATTTCGAGGTTGTTGACTTGGCCCGCGTCGGTGACTCTGAGCAGAAACTTGTTCAGGTTGAATACGGTCTGGAAATCAGCAACGAAGCCGCTCACGGTGTGATTGCAGATATCGACGTTACTGCCTAAGTAGCGTAACCACGGAAGGGGCTTCGGCCCCTTCTTTTTATCTAAAGGTGTTGCATGGGAAACAAAAAAGTATTCAGCCATGATCCAATGACTGGGATCACTAAGTATTGGCACGATAATCAGGATGGCACGGTAACGATCGAAAGCGATCAGGATGTTAGTGAGATCCTGAAAGCGAACCAAGCGAATCGCAGTTCTTTCGAGAAGGGCGACAAGTGGGGAGAGATGAGTCGTGTCGCTTCGATTCCTTTGACTGTATACTATGACCTGAAGCAGAAAGGTATTCTGGATGACCAAGCCGCAATGAAGAAGTGGCTTAATGATCCAGACAACGAATTGTTCAGGACTCGCAAAGGTAAAGTCTAATGGCGATTACGAACTACGGTGAACTGAAGAGCGCGGTTGGCGACTTCCTAAACCGTTCAGATTTAACATCGGTGATCCCAACGTTCATCGATTTCGCGGAAGCAGAGTTCAACCGAGTTCTTCGCATCCGCCAAATGATTGCCCGCGCAGAAGCCGTGATAGACTCTCGCTTCAGTGCTGTACCGGCTGACTTCCTAGAGGCAAAGGACTTGGCGATTGTTACGGGAAATCCGGTGACGCCATTGCAGTTCATAACTCAGCAGGAAACGGCGCAACTTAGAAACACAACCATCACGAGCGCGGGCAAACCTACTTTCTTCACTGTGGTTGGCGATCAGTTTGAATATTTGCCAACCCCTGACGGCGAATACAGCTTGGAGATGACGTACTACGCAAACATCACTCCATTGGCGAGCGATTCAGATACCAACTGGTTGCTGACAGATTATCCAGATCTTTACCTGTATACTTCGCTTATGCACTCGGCTCCTTACCTGAAGGATGACGAGAGAATTGGTATTTGGGCGAACCTTGCGAAGAAAGCAAAAGAAGAGTTGGTTGAGTCAGACTTTTCAGCATCTTACGCAGGATCAACACCACGAATCAGAGTTAGGAGCTTTGGATAATGAGTTTTTCAAACTATCTTGAAACAGAGTTGTTGGATCATGTATTCGCGAATAACGCGTACACAGCACCATCGACTTTGTATTTAGCGTTGCACACAGCCTCACCTGCTGAAGATGGATCAGGCGCAGAAGTATCTACGTCAGGCACAGCTTACGCGAGACAGACCGTTGCTTTTACTGTGTCAGGGAACACAGCAACGACTAGCGCGGCAGTTGAGTACCCAACAGCAACAGCGAACTTCGGAACAGTGACACACGTTGGTATCTGGGATGCTTCAACATCTGGGAATTTGATTGCGTATGCGGCATTAACCACATCAAAGACAATCGAGACAGGTGATGTGTTCCGTGTTCCTGCCGGTGATCTCGACATCACTCTGGACTAAACGATGCCAAGCAGTCGCGTTGGTTACGGGTACGGCACATATGGATCTGACGATTTTGGCGTAGAGGGTGTCTTAGCGACATCTTCTGCGACCGCCACGGCATCCGTAACCACAACAACAACTGCAACAAGAATACAGAACGCCAGTGCGGTTGCTTCTTCAGCCGCATCAAGCTCATGCGATTCAACCCGTGTCAGGGAATCGGACTCACTTGTCTCTTCGACCGCATCAACTGCATCGGTTGGTGAGCAATTCGTTCTCAAGCTATCAACAGATTACCCATACGGGCTTGGCGCATATGGGACAAACAGCTACGGCACGGATGAACTGCAAACTGTTGTTTACGCAATAGCCGCAGTAACCGCGACCTGCTCTCGCGTGAAGGTCGCGTCTGCGTCAATTAGCGCGTCATCTTCGACGGACTCTTCAGCGAAACGTGTCAGGGAAAGCGACACAGCAATCACTTCCGCGTCTACTGCAACCGCGACTGGGCAGTTCAGCGTTACGGCGTCTGCCGCAAGTGCGCCAACAGCAAGGGTGTCATCAAGCTGTGTTCGTATTAGAATAGTGACTGAGGTTGACACTGTGCAGTCAACGTCTGGCGTTCTAGCAACGGCCAGAGAGAAATGGGAACCGATTGTTATTACTCCACAAAGTTGGAGTACAATAGACGCAACAGCAGAGACGTGGACGCCAATAGCGGACACCGCAGAGATTTGGACAGAGGTAGCTTAAATGGCTGATACAACGACCACTACATACAGTTTGACCAAACCAGAGGTCGGCGCATCAACAGACACTTGGGGAACCAAGATTAACAACAACCTAGACTCCATTGATGATCTTCTGGATGGAACAACCGCGATCTCGCCAAACCTATCTACGCTGACGATTGGCGGAACTGCGATAACTGCAACTGCGGCAGAGTTGAACTACGTCGACGGTGTAACCTCAGCGATCCAAACGCAACTCGATGCGAAGGTCAGCACAAGCGACATCGGCACATCAGTACAAGCCTATGACGCTGACAACGCGGTCACCGATGCGGCACAGACTTTCACAGCATCACAGCGTGGCACAGTCACTACTGATAACGATCTGTCATTCGACATGAACGTGACCAATTTCTTCAAATGCACACCAACAGGCAACGGTACACTGACGTTCACGAACATCACAGCAGGACAGTCTGGCAACATCTGGCTAGACAACTCTGGTGGTCACACTATCTCAGCCGCCGCTAGTACATACATTGCCAGTGCAGACCTCACTACCATCTCAACAGCAGGAGTGTACTTCCTGTCGTATTACTCTGATGGTACGAACGTAATGGTCAGTGCGACTCCGGCAGTCACAAGCGCAGGAGCATAACGTGGCAGTATTGCAAGGTAATGCAAAGCAAGGCTCAGTCAGAGGCTTCTATCCTAAGACCATTGAAGGATCGCTACGGTTTAACGATGACGACTCTGCCGATTTAAGATGGACTCCTGACAGTGCGGGTAATCGTAAAACATGGACTGTATCTTTTTGGATGAAGGATTCAGGTAAAACATCAGGCGATAATCAAATATTTTATGCAGGAACATCAAGTAGCAACGTAGCGGCTATTTATCGTGGTGGCTCTAATGGGACATTAAATTTCTACAATTATGCCGGTGCAGTAGTTCAGTGGAATATTGCTACCAATCAAGTATTCCGTGATCCTTCAGCTTGGTATCACATTGTTGCCGCAGTCGATACAACTCAAGCCACAGACTCTAACCGAATTAAAATTTATGTAAATGGTGAACAAGTCACATCATTAGCTACGGCAACCTATCCATCTCAAAATACTGATGGATTGTTTAATTACACTAATGAGCATTACATAGGCTCCAATCGTGGGACAAGTTTCTTTGACGGCTACCTAGCCGAAGTCCACTTCTTAAACGGAATTGCGGCAACTCCTGACGCTTTCGGTGAAACCAAGAACGGTGTGTGGGTAGCCAAGACATACGAAGGCGACTACGACTCTGCGGCACAAGTAACAGCAGGTAACCTGAATGGGTTCTACCTAGACTTCCAAGACGATACAGAGGTTGAGGCGTTCAATACAGTTTTGTATCGGGGTAATGGTGCCATACAGTCGATCACTGGTATGGGATTTCAGCCTGACTTGGTGTGGATCAAATGTCGTTCAAACAGCTATCATCCTATGCTTACAGATTCGGTCAGGGGTGCGGGAACAAGGCTTTCAAGCAGTCAAACTGCGGCTGAATCGGCAGATGCAAATGCCGTAGATTCTTTTGACTCTGATGGATTTACGGTCGATTCTGGCTCATCAATTAACGCAAACAACGAGAAATTTGTTGCTTGGGGTTGGAAAGCAGGAGACTCCAACGTATCCAATAACGTAGGCTCGATACCTTCCACAGTACGGGCTAATGATACCTATGGCTTCTCGATTGTTAGTTATAGCGGTGACTCAAGTGCATCATCAGATGCGGGTCACGGACTAAGTACAGCACCATCAATGGTGATTGTTAAGAATCGTGACTCAGCGTCTAACTGGCCTGTATACCATTCAAGTTTATCGGCAGGACAAGGACTACACCTAAACAGCACTGAGGCGGCCTTTACCATTTCAAGTGGGACTGGTGGCGGTGGTTTAGGAACGCCAACATCTGATGGCATCACATTTATATCAGGGACTTCTAACCTTAATCAGGTCAATACCACAGGTCAGGACTACATCGCCTACTGTTGGGCAGAGAAGACTGGCTACTCTAAGTTTGGGTCTTACACAGGGAATGGATTGGCAGATGGCCCAAGAATCTACACAACAGATGATGGAACATCGACAGGTAACGGTGGATTCAAACCAGCATTTCTTTTGATTAAAGACGCTAACTCTGGTACGTCTCAGTGGTTAATAATGGATGGCACAAGAGATACCAGTAACCCAATTACAAAGAAGTTAGCACCAAACCTACCTGATGCCGAAAACAGTACAAGCGTAGGTAATGACACACAGAACACTGTCAACTTTTTAGCCGATGGGTTTAAGCTCACAACTAGCAACGGCAACTCAAACTTATTGAACGGCAATTTTATCTACGCCGCCTTTTCAGACACAAGAGAAGCGGCCTTCTGGTTAGATCAGTCTGGTAATGACAACGATTGGCAACCAGTCAACCTAGACCATAACGATACGTTGTTGGACAGTCCGACTGATAACTTTGCGACTTGGAATCCATTGGATAATGAGTTGACTTTATCTGACGGGAACTTAGTTGCAACTAATACGACTGAAAACCATTATGGAGTTAAGTCAACAATCCAGTTACCGTCAACGGGTAAGTATTACTTTGAAGGTACAATTAAAACTTTAGGAGGTGCTTGTTGTTTAGGTACTGCCTCTGGTGATCCTTCATTAAATCAAACTGGAACACGATATTTACTTGTAAACTCTGGTGGTACTACACAAAGATATACAGATAATTCCTTTATAAATGTTACTGGTTTACCTACACCCGCTGTTGGGACAGTAATGCAAGTTGCATATGACGCAGATAATGAATACCTATGGATTGGAATGAATAATGTTTGGATGGATGGTTCTGGTGGTGTCACTGGCAATCCTGCGGCAGGGACAAATCCAACATTTACATCAGTTAGCAATACTTTTTTTGCAACCAACCAATACACATCTGCAATCACAGCCAACTTCGGCCAACAACCATTCAAATACGATCCACCTGCGTAGGAACTAGACATGGCATATTTACCACTCAGCACAGCCAACCTACCCGATCCTGCGATAGACCCTGCACAAGACGTAGAGCCACGGGACTACTTTGAGACATTCCTCTACACAGGTAATGGTGGTGGATTACAGGTTGGTGATGTCATTAAGAAACCTGCTGATACGATTACGATTAATAATTCGTTGTTATTTAATGATGATGATGCCGCATACTTAAGTAAGACTGACTTTGGTACTTCTACGGATACGGCTAAACGCACATTCTCGACTTGGATAAAGTCTTGCGATCAGTCTTATACAACATACGATCATATCATCGGTGCAGGAGCTTCTAGCGTCGATGGTTTTGGTTTTAGCTCCGAAGGAAAACTTGAAGTCCTTAGAGGCGGTACTGAGGTTGATACAGGAACCCAAGACATTCGAGATACAAGTAGTTGGTATCATGTCATGCTGACTTGGGATAGTACTGCGGGTGAGTGGTACATGTATATCAATGGGGTCTTAGACGCCACAGGAGTTGCTTCTGGTGCGCTAAGTAAAATAGGCCAAAGCGGCCAGACCAACACCATTATGAAGCGGAGCAATGCCGCTCAATACATACACGGGTATCTTGCTGAGACTGTGTTTCTTGACGGCTACATCGGCAGTGTTACAGACTTTGGCGAATTTGACGCTAACGGTATTTGGATTCCGAAAGATATATCTACGGCAGGTTTAACCTACGGTACTAATGGGTTTTATCTCAACTACGCTGACAGCAGTGACCTCGGTAAAGACGTATCTGGTCAAGGCAATCATTGGACATCAAACAACCTCGATTCAACGTCTCAGTCTACTGACACACCTACAAACCCAAGTATGACTCTTAATGGGGCAAGAAAACCTGCGGCCATGACGCTGTCTGAGGGTAATTTAAAATTTGGTGGTAACACTACTTCTTGGTGTACTACGACAGTTCCATTTATGCCGAAGACGGGTAAGTGGTACGCAGAAATGTATAACATCTATTCGGCTACTTCTATTCGTACAGCAGTGGGTGTAACACCGCCCGGTTATGTAGAAACACACCATTTAGGACAGAGTCCCAACAATAGTTGGGTATACTTTGATAATGGCGTGGTAATGCTTAATTCAGTCACTCAAGACACTTGGACTTCATACTCCGGTGCTAACACCGCATATATTGGTGTTGCTTTAGACTTAGACAACTATCAAGTTTCTTTTTATAGAAACGGAGTATTGCAAGGAACTATTGATTTAGATCAAAATGAAGAGTGGCTCATTGGGTGTTCAACCTACGGAAATACGAGTTTAGGCTTGTGGAATTTTGGGCTTGATACGTTTTACGGAACAGACGGAGCAGGGACATTACCTACTGGTTTTTCTTCTTTGGTATACAGCAACATTCCAACTGATGACCAGAACCTAGAGAATCCTGACTTTGTGTGGATTAAGAGCCGTACCCAAGCAAGACATCACGGTTTGTTTGATTCTGTTAGAGGCGAAGGAATCTATATTCAGTCGTCAAACACAGACGGC